TTGCGAGGCATGCAAGCTATGAGCAAAGCACAATATAACCTAACCACAAAGACAGACTATCTCAATCGTAAGATGTTTCTGGATCCAGCAGGTCCTGTAACTATCCAACGATTTGAAGAAGTCAAATATAAAAAAGTTGTTGATTTCGAACAGACAGCACGTGGCTTCTTCTGGGTTCCAGAAGAGATCAGTCTAAGCAAAGATGCCAATGATTTTAAAGACGCCAGTGATGCTGTTAAACATATCTTCACCAGCAACTTACTGCGCCAAACAGCGTTGGACAGTCTACAAGGTCGCGGCCCTAGCCAAGTGTTTGCTCCGGTCGTAAGCCTACCAGAACTAGAAGCACTTATCTATAACTGGACATTCTTTGAAACAAACATTCACAGTCGTTCATACAGTCATATCATTCGTAACATCTACAATGTACCAAAAGATGTGTTTAACACCATCCACGACACCAATGAGATTGTCAGTATGGCATCTAGTGTTGGTAACTACTATGACAAGTTACACGTTATCAACTGCCGTAAAGAACTAGGCGAAACTATTCCGGAGAAGGAATATATCAAAGCTATTTGGTTAGCACTACACGCAAGTTATGCCTTAGAAGCTTTTCGCTTTATGGTTTCATTTGCCACAAGTTTGGCAATGGTCGAGAACAAGATCTTTATTGGCAATGGCAACATCATCAGTTTGATCCTACAAGACGAACTATTACATAAAGGTTGGACTGCCTATTTGATCAATCAAGTTGTCAAAGAAGATCCTCGCTTTGCTGACATTAGATCAGAATGCGAACAAGAAGTATACAACTTGTATATGGATGTCATACGTGAAGAAAAAGAATGGGCAGATTATCTATTCCAAAAAGGACCAGTGATTGGACTTAATGCAAATATCTTGCGTGACTTTGTAGATTACACAGCCGCAGGTGCATTGAAAGACATTGGCATCAAGTACCATAGTCCAGCACCGAAGAGCAGCCCAATCCCATGGTTTAACAAACACAGCGATACATCCAAAAAGCAAACTGCTCTACAAGAAAACGAAAGCACAAACTATGTTATCGGAGTTATGAGCGATGCTCTTGATTACGATGCATTACCTGTGCTATAATATATATAATATCATGTATAAAGCACAATTCAAAAAAACATCACCATACGAGTCATGGACTACTATTGGACATTATGGCAGCGAACAAGCTGCTATCAGTTCAGCATTGGCATACAAAAACAAAGGTATGCTGTTAGTTAGAGTCACTGACAAGAACGGTGCTGTTATATATTCAAGCTAAAAGGACAAGAAAATGAGAGCGATAGTATGGAGCAAGAATCAGTGTCCATTTTGCGATCAGGCCAAGAACCTGCTCAAGATGAAGGGCATTGAGTTTGAAGAAAGAAACGTAAGTACAGACTGGACAAAAGAACAGTTGCAAGAAGCAGTACCTACAGCAAGAACAGTGCCACAGATTTTCCTAGATGGAGAACTTGTTGGCGGATTTACAGAACTTAAACAAAGGTTAACAAATGCTAATTGATAAAGGCGTAAGCGTAGGAGAAGTGATCACACTTAAACTAACAAGTGGTGAAGAAATCGTAGCCAAGTTGGCTGAAGAAACAGACAAATATTATAAGTTGAATCGTCCTATGGTTATTGGTATGGGACAAAAAGGCCCAGGTCTAATGCCTTACTTGTTTACAGTTAGCCCAGAAAAAGACGTTAAGCTGCTAAAAACAACAGTAACAGTAGCAGAAGCCACTGATAAACAGTTTGCAGATCAGTTCATCCAAACTACTACCGGGATTCAGTTGGCGTAAATAACAATATGGCAACAACTCCTACAATCAATCCATCACCGACGCCGTCGGTTGATCCAAACGGTAGTCCCAAGTATCAACCGATACCGCACAAACATGACTTTTCGTCGATAACCGGACTGCGATTTGGAACTAATGGTAGGGTTGAACCGGTTTATGATTCTGCAGATGTCTATGCCAACAATCAAATCATTGCTCTTTACACAGCAGCTACAGAGAAGGCCAAGTTTGCTCAAACAGCAGTAGGACCTGTAACCGTACAGGCGGCGGTCCAGAACAATGATGCCGGCGCACCAAGCAGTGAAGGCGAAGGAAAGAAACAGGCTGACGAGTTCTTGAAAGAAGGTAAAATCACTCAGAAAGAGTATGATGCTATTACCAAAGACGTTCCAGCGTCTGGTCCGGGAGTTGCACCATCAGCACAGACAGTCAAAGGCACAGACTCGCAGGCATTCGGCGAGACTGCACAGTTTACCTATGACACGGTATTAACTCCCGGGGGAACCACACTTGGAGCAATGATCAACAAAGTTACATTTCCAAGGACCATCGCACAGTTAGCAGAATGCTATCCTGGAATGAAGGCGGCGCAGGTCGTTAGTAATCTTGCAGGCCTTGCTCAGAACATTGTCGAACCACTAAAGAAACAGTTTCCTAAAGCATTCTTGACAAATAGTTATAGACATGGTGCTACTATCGGTGGCGGCCAACATGGGACTGGACAGGCCTGTGACGTACAGTTTCATGGGCTACACTCAAGCGGATACTTTGACATAGCCGTATGGATGAGCAAGAATCTTCCTTATGATCAACTGCTATTAGAATATCTTCCAGGCAAGACCGTTTGGGTACATGTGAGTTATGCCATTCCTGGACTACCACATGGTGGTATCAGTGTTACCAAATCAAAACCACAAAATAGACTAGCCACATTAAATGGCGCATCTGGCGGAAAGTTTACACCAAATCTACACGCTGACATTATTGAAAATGCCGGCATCAACAGAATCGTAGCAGGATAATATGATTAGAAAAATATTTTGGAACATACTAGGGTTCCTCTCTCTTGGAATGGCATACATTGGATTTGTAACTCCGGGTATTCCGTTCAGCATCTTCTTGGTATTCAGTGCCTACTGTTTTGCCAAAGTCAATCCCAAGATGCATGCCTGGTTATACAATCACAAATGGTTTGGCCCTTTCCTAACCAACTGGGGAGAGAAGAGAGTATTTCCATTTAATGGAAAGATACTAATGGTATTGGTAATGGATAGTAGTTTGGTCATTATGTGGTTTACCACACACAACGTCAAAGCAGTTGTGGCCACAGGCATAACCATGATGTTGGTTGCTATTTGGGCTTGGCGTTACCCAAGCACCGTCGAAGAATACAATCGCCGAAAAGAAGCTGGCGAAAAGATCGGTTGGTTTAAATAACCTACTATGATGCATTTTTTATTTCCAACGGCAGTTTACACTGACGTAAACACAGATCTCCTCAAAGTTGCCAATGAAATGTATCGGCAATCAGAGCATATGAATAATCCTAAGATAAGAGGTGACTTTAGGTCTACTCTTAAAGCGTTTGCTCCTGGTCATGCTGTGGTCTATGAAGATGTCTTAGACTGGGAAGTTACCAAACCATTAGTTCAATATATCGAGCAGTCAGCAATAGAATATCTCAAAGGTATCAAAGGCGATATCAACAAGTATAAGGTACACGTTGTGAACATGTGGTTAAATGAAATGGAACCAGGCAGTGTTCATGCTAGACATAGTCATTACGGATATTCTTTGAGTGGAACCTATTATGTCTCTTGCCCTGCAGGGTCTAATGGCATTACAATATACAGTCCGCTCGATGCTGGAGTATATCATGGGATTTCACAGGTCGCTGAATGGACTCCGATAAATTCTTTGGATGTAACTGTTCCAGTAAGTCCTGGGACGATCCTTATGTTTTCATCACATTTAAATCATAGTGTAGGCGCAGGCAAGCACGAAGGAGTTCGAAGATCAATAGCATTTGATATTATCCTAGAACCCACAGTATCGATAACTTATTAAAATAAATATCATGGAAGATGGAATCAAATCAAAGGGTGAAAAGAAGTCAGCATTAGATCATTTTGAACGATGGTTTGATATTGCATTGAGATTTGGATGGGTGTTATTCATTTACGTAGTGGTAACTGGTAACTACATCCGATAAAGAATTGTTGTAATCCCTTCAAAGCGAAGGCATGTTGGACGGCGGTTCGATTCCGCCCACCTCCACCAAAAGCATACTTGAATCCGTAAAAAGATCAGGTTTGGTATCCCAGGAGCTCTTTGGCATAGCCATAACTCTTAATAAACCAAAGTATGTTTCTGATGGGGGTGACCAGGTTTCGACAGCGTGAGATAGTAGAGACGGCAACACGAGAGGCGATGGACGTAATCCAAGCAAAAAACGTAAATGCAAACGCAGATACATTCGACTTCAGCGCAATGAGCTTCACTGGTAACTCTGTTACTGGCAAAAGCAAAGTTGCTCTAGCTGCCTAAGAAACAGCAGGTCCGGGGTTGGTAACCTTGTAACCCAATAACCAAAAAGCGGCAGAAATGCCGCTTTTTCTTGACTTTTTCTCAGTGTTTGCTATATACTAACTGTTGACTTACGTATTATCAGTCACACACAAAGGAGATTTTTTATGAAAAAGCTATTTTTAGCACTTATGATGGCAGCAGGTATTTCAGTTGCCCAGGCAGAAGTTACAGGTAACTTAGGCCTAACAAGCGACTACCGTTTCCGTGGTATTAGCCAAAGCCAAAATGCACCAGCTGTGCAAGGTGGTATTGACTATGCTCACTCAAGCGGTTTCTACATCGGTAACTGGAACAGTTCAGTAAGCTCACAAGTTTACACAAACGGTTCAGGCGTAGAGTCAGACTTGTATGCAGGTTGGAAGAAGGATATCTACAAGGGTTTGACACTTGATGTTGGTTCTTATAACTATTTTTATCCACGTGCTACTACCTCAGCTAAAACAGGTTCAAACTATGACACATACGAAGGTTATGTTGGTCTAGGTTATGGTCCAGTGGCAGTCAAGTACAATCGTACATTAGGCAATGGTTACTTCGGTACAGCCAATGCTCAAGGTACTGCATACTATCAAGCTGATGTAAACTATTTGATCCCAGGATCAAAGATCAGTTTGCTTGCTCATGCAGGTAAAACTAATGTTGCTAACAGTTCATCATTGGACTACAGTGACTACAACTTTGGTGTAGGTTACGACTTACAAGGTTGGAACTTGGCTGCTAAGTATTACACAAACGGCGACAAGACTTCAACATTCAACTCAGCTAACACTGTTAACGGTCAAAAGTTGTATCGTAATGCCGCAGTACTTTCTGTAGCAAAATCATTCTAATCTCCGATTAGAAGAACAAAAAGGGCCTTCGGGTCCTTTTTTGTTATTGATTTTTTCAATAAGCGTAATAGAAATAATTATTGTAAAAACCTATTGACTTACGGTTTTAATAGGATATATAATAAAAACACACAAGGAGACACTATGTCAATAACATTGAAAAATTTGGAGTCGGCACTTGCTGGCGAGTC